AAATCTGCGGGAGTACTTGCATATCCAGCGGTATATGTAATTTTTACCGCACCCATCCCTTTTGCCCAAGATGAGGGTTCTCCATTTTTTGTTGTTCTTACAACGGAATCACTCTCAAGGTCTACAAAGTACTCATAGTTACCTGTAGTTAAAGTTTTATAGTCTTCCGAATAAGCTGTCCTTTCTTGTACTGAACTAACTGCAACTAACGGACTTTCACTCACAATTATGGTACTAGTGTAGTTGTCGTTAATACTAAAAGTTTCAGTTTTACTCGTGCTATAATAATCTATAAAAGATACTCCACAGTATTTCTTCACTAAGTCAGAGACTTGTGGAACAATAACTGCAAGACGATCGTCATCCTTTTCTCCTCGGATGCCCTCTGCGTCTTTGTATTGTGCTACTGTTATTAAATCTGCCATATCTTAAAAGTGGTGGGTTTAAGGAAACCCACCAGAACCATCGTAGTATTAAGCAGAAGCTTTATACATTTGTGCCCATTTTGAAGTTGCGCCATCAATTAAATCGATGAAACCAAGTCTTTGTGAAGCCACAAGGACTCTTCTTTGGTTAGCTACTTCGTAGTCTGACTCAATTGTAACACCTCTTAATCTTGGCATTACATAGTTTCTTGGGTATACTGCAATAGCGTTAAACTTAGCAGCGGCTTTAGTTGCGAACTCGTCACATAATAGTACTCTTGATCCGAATACTTGTCCGATTTCACCACTTAGCTTAGTAGCCATGTCGCCAACTAGGTTAGCGTCTTGGAACTCAGCATCTTCTAGTAGGTTATAGTACACATCTTGTGATACGACATAAACTACGTCTGAAGGGTTGACACCATATTTACCCATATTCTTTCTTAGAGCAAGAAGGTCAGCTGCAGTTACAGAATCAGTTGACGCGAAAGTCCCTGATGGCTGTGTGTAGTCTGAATCATTTCTTGCAAGGTGTAATAGACCTTCGAAAGATGCACCGCCAGTACCGAAAGCACCGTCAGCATCGTCACCTGCTAGAATAGCATTCTCGATTGCTCTTGCGTGTGATCTTACCATTTGCTCTCTAATTAAAGGAAGAATTGGTAGAATTGCATCTTCTTCAGTTTCATTACCTAAGTATGATTGTGAAATAAGTTTTTTGGTTGAAAGAGTTCTTTCAGTCAAATCACTACCACCATATGGAGAACCATATGTGTCACCTCTTTCGGCTAAGTTACCGTGTGGTGATGAACCTGCTGCAGTTTGGCTAGAGGTAAACTCTGCGTAACCTGCATCTGGTAGGATTGGAATGATCATATTCGCTGCAGTCATTGGAATCTCTCTAAATAGAGGTGCTAATACCAATTCGTTTTGAATATCTCTTTCGATGTTTGTAGATACAATCTGCTCAAAATCTGCTGAAGATACACCAACACCTGAATGTGCGTTGACTTTCTCCATTACATCTTTAGCATATTTGTTGTCCCAGCCTTTGCCTGTGGCAAGACCAGCAAACTTAGCATCTAAAATATCTGCCTCGAAAGCTTTTTTCCAGTCGCCTTGACCTTGTCTGTCTGAGAATACTCTTTTTGATTCACGAATACTCATGATTTCTTCAGATTTCTCAGCTAATGTTTTTTCAAGTTCTCTAACTACTTTTTCAAGATCTTCTTGTTTTTCGTTAACTCTCTTTTCAACATCAGACATAAGTCTTTCAGCTCCTGAAAGGCCAGCTTCGATGATAGTTTTTTGCTCTTCCTGTTTTGCTTCTTGAACAGCCTTTTGTTCAGCTTCAACTTCATGCTGCTTTTCAGCGGCTTCTTGTTGTGCTTTTTGCTCAGCTGCTTTTTGCTCGGCTTGTTTCATAGCAATTGAAGTTGCAGTTTTTTCTGCTACTTGTTTTGCAAATGATTCTAAGTCGAAAGCTACTTCAGGAGATTTTTTCTCTTCTGACATATCAGTCTCCTTTGTTGAGGATTTCTCCTCTCTTGGCTGCTCAATCTTAACAGCGTCTGCTGATTCGACCGAGTTAGCCTTTAAAAATTGCTTTTTGAACTCATTATATTCGTCTATACTATCAAATGATTTTGACAATCCAAAGGTTGCACCCTGATTGCAAGGTATTGATACTACTGATACTTCGAATAATTCTGCGTCCTTAATTTTGTATCCATCGGTTTCTGTCATATAATCAGCATCCTTGACCTTGAAACCAACGGAAAACGCTCCAAGGACACCATCTTTAACTAATTCTTTTATCTCGCCAGCAGCTTTTGAGATTCTACCAGTAATTTCTAATCCTTTGTCAGTGACTTCTAAGGATGTAGCTTTACCGATAGGTCTGTTATAGTCATGGTTAAAAAGTAGGATAGGATTCTGTTTAAAGTTCTCTAGTCCTCCTTTTGTCCATGCTTCTGCTTCTATTATATCTCCAGCTCTGTCTAGTGCATTTGTACTTGCAGATCCTTTAATATTAACTCCGCCATCGTCGTCTTCGCCTAACGATTTAAAAGTATTAGTCCAGTGAAATATTTTAGTCTTTGACATTTTTAACTTCCTTTTTTACAGTAGCTTTTTTAGGAGCAACTTTTTTAGGTGCTTCTTTTACTACTAGCTTGACAGGGTATCTTTTTGTCATTACTGCAAGAACTCTGCTCCATGAACCAAATGCTCTTCTGAGCATATAATCTTTGACAGGAACTTTATTCTCGAAACCTTTATAAGTGACTAAATCCATTGTATCAACGCCTTCTTTCGCCATAAAATCGGATAAAGCCTTTATCATCATATCTTTTGTCATTTTTAATTTTCCTCGTTTGGTGGGGTCTCTTGTGGCCTACCACCTTCTTCGGGATTTGCGGCTGAACCTGCGATATTCGCAGGAACTCTTGGTGTATCAAATCCTGGTACTCTTTCAAGTCTTAATGCCTCCCTTGCTTCATTCGGTGTCATAATACCAGTGTTTACAAGTGTAGCATAATAGCTTGCTTGGTCTCTTAACTCTGGTTGTAAAGCAGGTATTCCTGATACATTTTCATCAAGTTTGAAACCGAAGTATCTCTCGAAAGCATACGCTATTTTATTAACAATAGGTAGTATGGTTTCTAAATAATATAATCGATGATTTGGTCTAATGTTTGCATTATTACCGCTATCCATCAAAATTGGTGGTACACCTAACGCCTCTAGAATTGTTTTCTCATTAGAAGCTATTGCTTCTTGGAAATCCAGATTCTTAAAGTTTACTTCACTTAAGTTTTCCACTTCAAGACCACCATCTAAGAACAATGGTCTTCTTCCACCAGACTGTGGGTTATATCTAGCAACCCATGCCTGTAACATTCTTTCTTTGATTTTCTCAGAAAGCGTGTTTGGTGACTTTAGTACCAATCCTGGTACTGCCCCATTTTTAAAGAAGTTATCCTGAAATCTTCTCATGCTTCCAAGTAATTGCATGGTTCTGAAAGCTGGTTTTAATCTAGGAACTCCTCTATAAATAGAATTGAAACTGTTTTCTTTGATATGAATAATCTCTGATGGCTTGTAATCTATAGTATGGTCATATGTATACTTTTCTACATATGTATCCTCGTCACTATAGATAGTTACATGCTCTGCTGGAAGATGGTACAGATGTGCACCATCGAAATAAACAAAGATATTTCCATCAATCAGTAAGTCTATCAAAAGATTTCTTTTAAATGTGCTTACATCTTGAAATGGATTTGGCTCTCTGTTTAGTAGTAACTCTACTCGTGTTCTTCGTAGGTTTTTCTTAATAGGATTCATTCCTACTATTTGAGGTCCAACATCAAAAGGTATCTCAGCCGCGTCATCCACTATCATGTTGACTGCTCTGTTTACAACTTCTAATGTTTCATATGCATTTCTATAATTAGTAGTGTTTTCTCTACTATCAATCGTAATTCCTTCGTCACGACTGATGACATACTGAGCAGGATTGTCTTTCTCAACCTCTGCTTGTCTGCCAACTAAAAAATCATACCATGCCATATTTTTTCCTTTGTATCTCCACCCAATTTTGTTGCTTCTTTGCTGTTATCAACTTTGGTCTTTTTCCGTATATCCCATGCAATCTAAGGTGGTGCATATGACATAAAGTGACAGCGTGGTCATAAACCTGTTCTCGGTTTTCCTCGATGAACTTTTCTCTTAAACTTAGTATTTCTTCCTCTGTTTCAATAGTGACGCATCTTTCTCGCATCCACCATTCTAGTAACTCGGTTAGTCCGTAAAAATGATGAAAGTCCAGATTCTCTGTACTTCCGCAAATGTAACATTCCGCCTCTTTTTTATACTTAGACTTGGCTTTGTCACGAACATACTTAACTAAATCTCTTTTTAAAGTCATAAACCTACTTCTATACAAGAATTATACAATGATTTTGAGTTGTTGTCAAGAACTATTTTTGACAGGGGTAAATTAAAATGTAGTGGCACTTGTTTCGAATGAATATAAAGCGTATCGAATCGCGTCTGCCATGTGAGATGCATAATTGTGTTTGGGTTTTTCTTTTAATAAGTTTGGATTTGGATCCCATTGATATTGGTCTAGACTGATTAGAGCTTCTTTACAGGATTGATGAACAATTAATTTATCATTATCAACTATTCCCGCTACCTGTCCTATTCCATCTAATACTGATTTCTTTGCATTGATAGTAGTAATATCATAATTCTGTGCAAAATCGAATCGAGTTTGCTGTGCTGCAGAATCAATGTAGATATAATCTATATTCCACTTATCAATTAGTTTGCGAATCTCTACAGCATGTTGCTCTGTAGTTCTTTCTGAATCCAAATACTCATCTAGTAAGTAATATTTTTCTGTGTCCCAATCATACCCAAAGACACAAAAAGCTGTCGGGTCTTTGTATCCAACGTCCATTCCTGCAAAGATATCCATTTTGTGAGTTTCAAGTTCTGATAAATCTGCTACACATTCTTCGTGATTAAACGCCCAGACCTGTCCTTCAAAGACATTAAAGTCAGCTAAGTATTCTTGATTAAACTCTGCTTCTGACATAGTTCTTTTTGCTTCTTCTATATCAGTTTCTGAGAGTCGTGGGTTTTCATGATAAGTTGCTCGAACAGAACACCACTCGCCAAACTCGTCTGAGAATCCTCTGTGCCAAAACTCAGCAAACCAATTATTTCTACCCCTTGGAGTAGATATAAAAAGTGCTTTTGAGTTTTCTTTATCTAGTGTGGGCCTAAGCGCGACATTGAAAGCATCCTTGCCGTCAACAAGGGCTGCTTCGTCAAATATGATGAGATCGTAAGATCGACCCACCACTGAATCGACTTGATTAACGGAACCCATACGAATCGTTGAATTGTTTGAAAGTTCAATAACTTTATCTTTTGCATTATCTCTTATTACCTCTAAATCAAAATGTTTGATTAATTGTCTTTGCAAATCAAATGAGATTTGCGATAGTGAGTAGTTAGGTGACATTAGTAGTACATTACTGCCTGGTACTAATGTTACTAGTTGTCCAATAATGTTTGCTATATAAGTTTTGCCTTGTCTTCTGGACACGGCTGCACACACAAACCTATATTTAGGATTGTTTATTGCGTTAATAATTGCATGTTGTGAGCTGTTTGGAGATATTCCTAATAAATCCATATAGCCATCGATTGGTAACTTTATGAACTTACGCTCATCGAACTCCATGAGAGAGTCGTGTAAAATATCTTTTCTAGAAACTGTTATCAATGAAGTGTCTCGTTTTCAAATAAATACTCTAAATCCTCTTGGTCAAGGACACCCTTTTGTTGTGCTTTTTCGTAGAGATAAATATACGCAGCAGCTAAATGTTTAAACTTTTCTTCAGCAGGAGATAATAATCTTCTGCTTTCCACGTGGAACATTTGGGAAAGAAATGTTCCAGCATGAACTTGATTTTCATCTAACCATGCTTTTCTTCCATCAATTACTTTTTGCATTTTATCTCCTGCGTTTAATTGGGTTTGCCAATCTCCAATTAATTTGTTCTTGAGTTGGTAGAGGTTTGCTTTCAAATCTTGCAATTCTTTTCTCTAACAAAATTGCTCTTTCTTCGGTTAGGTCACCTGAATTAAGTCTATCTGTCATTTTATTAATAACCATTGCTCGATATTCTTTTACATCTTCAACAGTTTTAATATCTTTTCTTTTTATCTCAGAATCTGCAAAAACACTAGAAGTAAAAAGTGTTGCAAATACTAGAGGTAGTAAATAAGTTTTCATAATTATCTCCTGCGTTTAATTCCTCTAACGTATTTTTGTGATTTTGGTGGTC